GTTGCCGGTCGACTCGGAGCCATCGTTCAGGTACGGCACCTGGGCCGAGGCGATCTCCGCCCCATTCTTGAGCAGCCGGATCTCCCACCGCCGGGCGTTGTCACCCGAGCCGGCGTACCGCTGGACTTCCACCACCGCCCGCACGTCGTACAGGCCGTCGTAGTCCTCCGGGACCGTCAGGCGCGTCGGTGCGCCGCTGGCCCACAGTGTCTGCACGTTCAGAGGGGCACTGGTCCACGACAGGATCGTGGCCGTGTCCTTCGTGATCGTGGCAGCTGCGGACGAGATGGCCCGAGCGTAGGCCGGCTTGTTCTGGCCACTGATAACCCCCACCCGACCCTCGTCGGTCGAGACGCTGCCCTCCACCGTCCCGAGCGCGACCCGCAGGGCCGCGATGACCTCGTCGACCGAGTCGATCGCGCCCTGCACATCTGCAATCGCCTCGTTCGTCTCGGTGCCCCAGGTGTCCGTGGCACCCCCGTCCGCCGGGAGGTCGAACCCGTAGACGGTCGTGGGGTCGTTGAGGGCCACTAGAACACCAGCCGGGGCTCATCGACCATCTCGCCGCTGAACGCACGCCGCTGAGTCTGCCGGCCCATGCGCTCTAGGCGCTTCTCAAGCTGGGACTCCCACACCTGGATGCGTTGGTCGTCCTTGAGGTACGGGGCGCTCTCGACGAGGGCCGCGTAGATGTAGATGTCAGGGTGGCGTTCGAGCCAGCGGTTGGTCGGGTTGCCCGAGTTGAGCGCCGTCAGCTCCGCCCAATACTGAGCCTGGAGGTTGAAGGTGGCGTTCGGCTCCGGGGCGAAGACGAGCGACACGGCACCGGTCCCGTCCTCGCGGACGGCAACGGCTGCGGGTACGCCGGTGGCGTTACCCGAGAGGAGGGCCTTGTACTTCGTGAGACCCCCCAGGTCGGTCTGCTCCAGGGGGCCGAAGTAGTTGGGTCCGTCGTGGGCGACAGAGTACAGCTCCCCGAAGTCGTCGGGCATGCTGACCTCTTCTGACGACACCGCGAGGGGTGTCAGGTCTACCAGCAGCTTTGCCCGATCGTCCCGCTTGAGCGAGGCCTCTGCACGCTGGATGAAGTTCTCGATCGCGTCAGCTAGATCCACCCGATTCAGGATGTCCGCGATCTCCGTCTTCAGCGTGCTGTAGGTCGTCACTATCGCCATCTGAATCTTCCTCTACTTTTGTGAGCGCCTTGTGCGCCCAGGCGTGTTCGAGAGTGTACTGCTCATCGCCAACGTGCTTGATCTGCTTCGAGAGGTCGTGGTCAACCATGATGTCGAAGCCTGCCTCCCCCACGGCCCGGCAGAAGTACACGTCCTCACCGATCTGCGACCCGTGCACGGGCATCCAGGTGTACCACCACCAGGGTCCGTGTTCCTTGGGCCGGGGCAGTGCGTCGAAGACATCCCGACGGATCAGCACCATGCCGAACCCGACCGCGTCTACCTGCTCAAGACCCGTCGATTCGGGAAGCGTCTCCAGGAGCACGCCCCGCTGCTCCGGGTCGTCGATGTCGGCCACCGTCTTCACAGCGATGAAGCGAGGCGGGTACATGCGGGCGACGTAGTTCACGCCGACCATAGGCAGCTGATGCACGAGGAGCTGGATCAACGCGTCGGGCGGGAACCTCATGTCCGAGTCGATGAACAGAAGGTAGTCCGAGTCGTTGTCGAGCGCCGCCTGCGCCATCATCTGCCGGGCGGTGTGGACGTACGTGCCGACCTGGATCCCGAGTCCGAGTCCGCCGATGACGCCCGGCTGCACATAGTGGGACGCCGTGAAGGACATCAGCTGCGCCAGGTCGTAGGCGAAGTAGGCTGACACCTGGGACTGGCAGGGGACGCACACCGTGATGTTGACGCCCCGCCGAGTCTCCTCGGCACCGTCGGCCTGGGCTTCCATCTTCTTCAGCTCGCGTGCTTCACGTCTTCGCTGCTGTCGGTTCACAGGACTTGCCTCCACAGGCTTAGATTTTGCCGGGCCTCGTGCGCCATGCGCGATGGTCCGGGTCGTTGAGCCAGAGTCGGAACTGGTCCCCCTCCGGGTCCTTCTGCTCGTCGATGATCCCCCGCTTGATGAGGTCATAGTAGACCGCCGTGGGGATCCGGGCGACGTGGTTCTGGAACTGGTCGTACCGTGAGCCGGCGCGGTCCTTGAAGTCTTCCTTGTTGGCCCCAACGACCTCCGTCACGTCCTGCGCTGTGTGGATCGTGTACTCCGAATCACAGTGCGAGTGGTGGACGCGCTTGATCGCCTGCTCGGGTGTCTCGTTGAACTTGCGGATCACAGACTTATCTTCCAACTCAGGTTGATGGCGACGGGGCCGACGCAGGGGTTGCCCCCGGCGCAGACGCCAGCGAATGGACCGATGCCCAACTGTGGGATCCACCAGGGCTTCTTGGTGGGTCGCACCACAAGCAGGCTGTAAAGGCTGTCACCCCGCACGAGGGCGAGCTTCAACGCTTCACGGGTTAGGTCGTGGCTCTGGACCTCCGTTCGATACGAGAACTTCCATTTGTCGCTGTTCTCCTGAAGCTCCACGATGATCGTATCGCGCAGCACCTCGCCTGGCGTGACCGCCGGGGGGAGGGTACGGATACGTTCGATGATGACAGGTTCCCGAGCAGCGGCTTCCTCCGCGCTGGCTACGGCCTGTGAGCGCAGCACTTCCGCTTCGGCCTGCAAGCCCACCACTCGGGACCGTAGTTCACGGCTCTCGGCCAGCGCCACCTTGACGCGGGCCTCCCAGGCGTCCGCACGACCGCCGTAACAGCGGTCCGCCCCCACAACGAGGGCGACCACTGCTCCAACGATCAGCAAACCCTTCCAGATGGGCTTCACTACGCGGCGACCGTTCCGCTCAAGATACCCATGGCGATCAGGTCCTTGATGACGGTCCCGAGCAGGTCCGACAGCTCGTCGTTCGACGCGCTGTTGCAGTCGATCCCGATGTCCGCAGTCCAGTTGGTGAGCGCGTAGGTGCGACCACTCAACGGGCTGTTCTCGACATCAGTCCGCAGTCTCTTTGGTACGGGCATGGTTCCTCCTCCTGTTGGTACGAGTAGCCGTACCGCTTGATCTCGTCTTTCCAGCGGGCGGCCACATAGTCCCGGGTCGCCTCGTCGTAAAACTCGGAGTAGTGCTTCTTCTTCGTGGCCAGCCTCGCGTCCCCGAGGTTCACTTTGGGGAGCGTGACGGGCTCGCGGAGCACCGACGCCAAGTCTTGCTCTATGCGCTCGAACCGTATGATCTGGTCCGCGAATGTGTCATGCAGAGCCCACAGTCGATCGGGTTCAGGGTAGTATTGTACGTACCTGCCCAAGAACAGCTCGATCCACTCGGGGCCGAACGGGAGCCCTTTCGGGCCGTGAAAGTAGTACCATGAGACCCAAGTGTCCCAATGGTTCCGTACCGCTGTGAAGACCCGCCAGCCAGCACCAGGATGTTCCATCAGACCCTGGTGGTGGCCCTGCGGGGTCTCTCCTGCAACTACCGGGCTCAACGACTCGTCGTACGGAGTCTCGAACCCCAGGCCCTCCAGCAGCTGCCGGGTGGCCTTGCTCGCCGTCTTAGGGTGGGCGAGGTAGATCAGGCCCCTCTCTTGTGAGATGAGCAAGATCCGTTCTCCCTAGTCCGAGGACCGCGAGGTGAGGTGAGCGATCATCGAGATCGCCTCACTGTTGAGCTGGACCTCGTCGAGCAGCGACTGTAGGCCTGTCTCCAGGACTCCCGTGCCGCTTCCGAGGTTCCCATCCGGGCTCGCCGTGATGGTCGTATCCACGGAGCTGAATGAGACCCCGTTGCCCACGGTACCAGGTACCCGCGCCACGGCCGTGATGACCGTAAGTGCGGAGGTGGCCGTAGCCGAGGGGTTTGCGATTGTGCCCGTATCGTAGTACGTGCCCGCCCCGGGGGTTCCGGACCGGAGGATGCAGAGCACGGCGTCGGCCGCCGTGGCGGTATCATCCGCCCCGTCGTCGAAGTCGTACGCAGCGTTCGGGGTGGCGTCATCAACGTACGTGATAGCGCCAATCACGAAGACATCAGTCGGAATGATGTTCAAGAGCGTGAGGGTCCCCGTGGCACGCACCAGTGTTGCCGGTGCCATCATGGTACTTGTCTCCCTGAGAAGGTGAAGGTGGGGGACCACAGTGGCCCCCCTACCTATCAGACTGCCGTCGCCTAGCTGACCGTGAGGTCCGCCGCGAGACCGAGAGCGGCCTCGTTCTTGACCTTCAGCGACCACTCAGCGATGAGCATGCGCTTCTCAGCGTCACCCGTCTTCGCCAGCTTGACGGTCTGGAACGGACGCAGGAACATGACTTCCAGGAACTCGAAGTCAAGGAACCAGGCGTCCCGCTCCCGCTGATACCTGGAAGGGATGACCTTCAGGGTACCGAAGTCGGAAACGTACACGTCGATCGCAGCGATCACAGCCGTCGGGCTGGGGTCGACGTTCGACATGTCGAAGTTACGCGTGACCACGCCCGAGAAGTTGGACACGGCCTGCTTGTTGAAAGGACCGACGAAGAGTGACCGCAGGTTTCCACCATTGGTCCACAGCAGCGTCACGACCTCTTTCAGGATCACCTCGGTAAAGGCACGCTGGGTGCCTTCCGTCCGAAGATCGTTCGGAACGCCACTGGTCCAGGTCGGGCTTCCGCCGTCACCAGCGATCGAGTCGTTCGACTTGACGGTGGCACCGAGGGCCGCGATCTCTCGCGCCGTGGTGCTGTCTCCCGCCACGCCGATCTGGTTGAGGAAGCAGATCGACTCCAGGTCTCTCCGCAGCTCCAGGCCCCGTCGCGGGATCTGGTACGCCATCTCCGAGCGCCTTCCAGCCTTGTCCACCACTTCCTCGGTGTCCGAGATCAGGAAGACCTTACGGCTGATCTGCGAGTAGTTACCCACGCGGATGCTGGCCGTGATCGCGCTGAACGAGGAGATGTCGTCTCCTTCGAGCTGCGCGTTACTGGTGTCAGCTGACGCGAGGACATCGGTCTGCCACTCTTCCTGCGTCTGCTTCATGCTCCCTCTGCCGGCGGCGGAAAGGAACGGGGTCTCCTCGGGCGACACATCATAGATGATGTCGGCCAGAGACTCCCGCAAACCCTTCGCGTCGTAGCGGAGGAACGTGTTTGCGACGATGGTCATGTTTCTCTAGCTCCCTGCTTGAGAAGGTTACACGCTAGGCGTCGTCGTCCAGCATGTCGTACAGAAGGGACTCGGCGTCAAGCACCGAGCCTGTCTCGGAAAGTCGCTGTCGAGCCGCACCAAGACGCTTGGCACCAGCTTTCCTCACGCGCCTGCGTCTGATTCCGGGCTTGAGCGTGGCGGTCTTCTGGCCCTTCTTCCGGACCTTCCGACCCCGCGCCAGGAGTTCATCGAACAGCATCGCCTTCCTCAACGCCACGACGGCGCGATGGTCAACGATCGAGTTGATCTCCTCGTCGGTGAAGCCCACCGTGTCCAGTGCGTAGGCATACAACCGTTTCTGCTCGTCGGCCTGTACTTCTTCCTTGGCCCACTCCGGGATTGCGTCCATCATCTGCTTCGCCTCGGCAGCCTTGTAGGCCTCGAACTGCTGGAGTTGGTCCCGGTTGTGCTCGTCCTGGACTCTCTGCTGCTCGGCCCGCAGACCCTCCACCTTTCTCTGGTGGCGCGTCCACTTGGCTGACTCGGTCGCAAAGCGGGTCGGGTCTTCCCGTTCTAGGGTGTCCCAATCCGGCTCCTGCGGATAGACGGTTGCAAGCGCCTGCTCCACTTGCTTGAGGCGCTGCGCGTAAACCTCGCGGCTCTCACGGCCTGTCGCAGACTCCGCTTCCAGCTCTTGGCGAACCTTGGCGAGTTCCTGTGACTTCCGCGTGTTGTGAGCCCGGAAAGAGTAGCTTTGGGTCAGGTCTTCGAGGGACACTTCGTGCTCTTCGCCGTCCACCAACACGGTGTACGTCTCGGACTCGGTGCCTTCCTCCTCGATCACGTTCCCTTCGGCGTCGACGTACTCGTACTCGAACTCTTCCTCGTCGGCCGCCTCGCCGTCGTCTTCTCCGGCCTCTTCTCCGAGCGGGGGATCGTCCTCGACGACCTCTTCCTCCTGCTCGCCTTCGCTAACAACTGGAGCTTTGTCATCAGCGGGTGGGCCGCCTTCCTCGGGACCGGCCGCGACCATTCGCTTCGCGTCCAAGTCTGCCTCCGAGAGCAGCCCCAGCAGCTTCTTCTCTGCTGAGTTCGTGTCGCCGCCGGCGGCGAAGAGATGCCTCTCCAGCGGTTCGTCCTGTTCTTGTCCTTCCTCGTTCTCGGCCACTACGTGCCTCCGTGGTCAGGAGCCGTTCCGGACCCGCAGTTACGGGATGTCGGGTGTCGGCTCTTCTTCCTCGTCCTCGTCGGGCTCCAACTGCTCCGCGAGCCACACGAGGTGGCGGAGAACTTCAGCGAGGCCATGGATTCTACCCCAGGCCGCTTCTCGGTCCTCAACCGTTCCGGCTGCAATCCACTCGTCGATGAAGGTGTCCCGGGCCGTTTCTAGCGCCTCGGTCAGTACCGGGTCTTCGAGTAGTTGCAGTGCGCGTCGTGCTTTCAGTTGCATGTCCACAGGCAGACCTCTCTATTGTTGTGGCCCCGGCTGTTGCGCCGCCTGGGCCGCTTGTGCCTTTTTCTGTTCAGCGTCCTGGAGCAGCTTCGCCGCACTGATGCCGGCGTCCTGCTCGTTCCGGTCTGACCTGACCGCCGCATCGAGAACCTTGCCCGCCAGAGCACCCTGCTCCCGGCTGGCCTCGTTGCGTACACGCTCCGAGTCGACAGCGTACGTCCGGGCGGTCTTGTCGCGCTCCCGGTCGTCCTTGAGCAGCATGTCCTGCTCTTTCAGCTCCAGCTCCCGGACCTTGATCTGCCCGTCCTGCTGGACCCGCTGCGCCTCGATCTGAACCAGCTGCTCCTCTGGTGAGGGCTGCTCGCCCTTCTGCTGCTGTTCTTGGTCGAACTGCTGCTGCTCCTGCGGACCCCACACCTCGAAGAACTCGTCGGCGGTCGGCCAGCCGGCCAACTCGACGATCTTGGCCAGGGTCGTCCGGACCCCCCGCCAGGTGATGAATGGGGCGCCTTGCTGCATCAGGGCCTCCTGCTTCTCCAGGACCAGCCCGAGTGTCTGTAGCTTGTCCTCGATGAGCCCGGTCCCGAGCGCGACGTTGACGCGGACATCCAGTGTAGCGTCCCACTTGTCGGGGTCGACCTGGATGTAGTTGCCTCGGAGGCGAACGATGCGGGAGCGGATCTCTTCCTTGTGCTCGACCAGGAGCCGGAGGATACCCCGGTAGAGATCGGCCACGCCGGTCTCCGCGAAGATACGGGCGATCATCTCCAGCTGCTGCTGTGAGCCCGTGACGCTGGCCTGGACGGCCGCCTTCGTCGTGGACTGGAGGACGGAGGGGTCGAGCCCCTGCGAGGCCTTAGAGCGCCCTGTGCGGCTTTCCTTGACCTGATCGAGGTACGCCAGCATCTCCATGGCCTCCGGACCGACCCAACGGTGCGGGACCTCACGCATCATATTGGGTCGTTTGACCCGGACGATGCGGGAGAGCTTGCGGCTCAACACGTCCTTCATGTTCACTTCGTTCGCCACGACCTCGGTCACGGGGTCGATGGCGATGGCGAGCGAGTCGAGCGCCGCCCGGACCACGAACGACTGGATCTTCTGGAGGTCCATGGTGATGTCCGACATGGACAGGCCAAGAAACTCGTGCGGCTCCGGCTCGGGGGTCAGGAACGAGAAGGGGATCTCGTCGACCAGCTCACCCTCGCCCTCGCCGTTGGCGATGACGTAGTCGGTGCCGATGCAGTCGTAGCGCCGCAGCTCCGCGATGCCGTCCTCGTCCACGTCGATCCGGGCGTACAGCTCTGAGAACTGTGTCAGCTCGGCCGCGTCGTCGTTGACGGGCTCCCGGAGCGCCGAACCACCGTCGACCCGGCGGGCGCTGCGGACTTCCTCGTTCAGGGCAGAGCCCAGCGACTTGCCGGCGTGCTCCGCGACCAGGTCTTCGTCGAAGCCCATGGCGATCAGCTCGTCAGCCGGCACGTCGCGGACGTGACCGATAATCATGGCGTCGTGCTTGTTCCGGGCGTCGGGGCTCCAGACCATCTCTTCTGCGGGGATGGCGGCGAACTTCACACGGCCTTCCGCGCTGATGAACCGGGCCTCTACGTCGTAGACCTGCTCCTGCTGTTCGTTGACCCCGGCCTCGTCGGACAGGATCTCGATGTCGTGGATCCCCCGCTCCTGCTCAAGGACCCGCGAGATCGCGCCGATCTCGGCCAGTGTTACTCCCTGGAATCTCTCGATCTTGGGCTTGCGGTTTTTCTCGAACCACCACTTCATGACCCCCAGCCGGCGGACCAGTGCGTCCTTGAACCAGCTGTGAAACTCCAGGAAGCCTTCGTTGTCTTCGCGGACGACCAGGTTCACGAAGTCCGTTTGCTGCTTGGCCAGGTCCGCGTCCTCGCGGCCCCTGCCGATGAACTCCACCACACGCTCGGGTCCGAAGAACACGCGCAGCAAGCTGGGCATGGTCTGCCGGATCGCGTCACGGACGACGGTCAGGACGATCTGCGAGCGGCCCTTCACCTCGTTGCCGAACGGCTCACCCCGATAGAACTTGGTGGCCTCGGCCAGGAACGGGTCGAAGTTCTCCTCACGCCAATGGCGAGCCTCTTCGGCCATCTCCTGGACGAGCCCACGTAGCTCGTCGAGGTCAGCTTCCCGCGACTCTGCGAGGGTCGTCGCCTCTACGTTCTGGTCCTCGATCGCCTGTGCGTCAGCGATGAAATATTCGTTTCCGTCCACTAGGGCACTCCTACAGATCGGTCAGGAAGTTCTTCGTTCCATGCGGCGCCGCCGTATCGGCCACCCATCAGGATGCTCACGTCTTCCGCGAAGGTCAGCATGAACGCGTCTGCCAGGTCGGGCGAGGGGACTCCGCGCTTCCGCATCTCGTCCTTGGACTCCACCTTGATCTTACCGCTCGACTGGAACTTGTACGTCGGCTTCACCAGCTCCGACACGGTGATCTCCACCGGGTCGTGTTCCTTGTTCGTGGGCGGCGGGAGCTTCACGTCCCGGCCCTCGAACCACTCGCGGACACGCCACCACAGCTCGTCACGGAGCCGGTGGAAGCGGTCGTCGATGTTGGCGGACTCTGCGACGTTGATCCCGCGCACGGGTAGCCCCAGCTCGTTCAGCCGGTCGACAACTCCACCGCCGAGTCCGTTCACGTCTATCAGGATCGTTTGGGGCCGCTCTGAGATCATGGTGGCGTCCCACTTGGCCTTGATGCGACCCGAGGTCTGCATCAGGTCGACGCCCTCCCACACCTCAATACTAATCAGCTCCCTTTTAGTTCTCACTGCCAGAGCGTTTCTGGCGGAGCCGAAACGCGCCACGTCCACGCCCCACACGCAGGGGGAGCCTGGCACGGTCACGATGTCCCGCATCCGGGACGACTCGACCAGCTCAAAGGGCACGACGGTATTCTCGTCGCCTTTCGGGAACTCACCGAGCACCCGGATACGGTACGCGTTGGACTCCTCGCCGTACCGCCGGGCGATGTCCTCTACGAAGTCGGGGATCACCCTCTCGCTCGGGATCCCGGTCGGCCAGTCGACAGAGGCCGCGCGGATGTGGTAGGTCTTCCACATGTCCGACATCTTGTTGAACACGTCGAAGAACAGCCCCGACGTTCGGACGGGGTTCCCCAGCAGCATCGTGATCGCGTTATCGCCTGACATCGAGCCCGAGCCGGCCTCAAAGATCGGCTCCGGGATTCCCGACGCCTCGTCTGCAACGATCAAGACGTGCTCGGAGTGGATCCCCTGGAGGGCTTCCGGCATCTCGGGCCGGGCGCTCCGGGCGGTGAAGAACGATTCGGACGGGGCCGCGATCAGCTCGATCCGGTCGCTCTTGAAGTTGTAGAGAGCCTTCAGCACCGGTGGGAGCCGGTTTCCCCACGACAGGATCTCCACGAACAGCCCGTCGAACAGCTGGCCCTTCGTGGGCGCCGTGGCGACGGTCTTCTGCGGGAACCGCGTCAGGAGCATGGCCCACACCATCCAGGCCACCACGCAGGTCTTCCCGGGACCGTGAGCAGAGCGGATGGCGATACGCCTCTCCCCTCGCCCGAAGTCCTGAAGCACGTCTCCCTGCCAGCCGTCAGGCGTGGCCTTGAAGACTTCCTTCACCAGGTTGACCGGCCCCATCGCCCCCGCAGGCGGTCCGTACCGCTTGATGAAGTCGAGCAGGATCTGTGTGGGCTGCGGCACGGCTAGTCGGCCTCCGGGTCCACCAGCGCAGGCTGGGGGCTCAGTTTGTCGATCAGGGCCACCACGTCGTGCGCCATCGAACCAGGGAACGTCGAGGTCTTGACCACCTCTAAGAGGATCGCTCGCTCATGTACGCTGAACTCATTCACAGGCTTTCTCCTACTGGTTTACGGGGTAGCGTCCCCGAGAGCTATCTGGATCCAAGTGACCCCATCGATAGCGAGGAAGTACCGCACACTCCTCACGGGGATGTCCATGGTGAGCGAAGCGTCTGCCGCTTTCCCACCGAAGAGGTCGTCCGTGTTGGGCCAGAGAAGCAGCGTTTCCGCACCGATGTTGGCGACGAACACGAGCATGCCCGCCTCCGCTGGGGGCATCTTGGCTCCGTCATTCGCATTGGCGCAGGTCGTGATGATGTTGTAGCTGGACTTGAGCAGAGTCGCCCCAGCCTGGGTCTGCGTCGTTCCGGCCGTGATCCCGGATGTGAGCTGGTGGATAGCGACGACGCCCGAGTCTTCCTTGTACCGGACCGCGTTGACGCCGCCGGCGATAATCGAGAACTCGTCGGTCCCCGAACGAGAGATCCCCGTGTTGATGTCGCCCTGGTAAGGCACGATGTTCGGCACCGTGGCCGACCCGGACGCAGCACTGAGCATGATCGGGTTCTGCGAGCCCTCACCGGCCTGGATCCCGTCCGCGAAGACCTTCATCCGCGTGTTTCCGCCGATCCGAGCCTCGAAGATCGTAGCGATGACCGTGACCCGCCCCGTACCCCAGGCGCCGATTCCGGTCGAGAGATCGTCCTTCCTGGGGATTAGCGTGGGCTGCGAGCCGCTGGCCGCCTTATTGAGGATGGACGGACCTGCGGCGTTCGTGCCGACGAGACTGGCGTCAGCCGGAAGCGTGTGGACCTGGAGCAGAGACATCTTGAACGACGCCCCACCCTGGTTGATGGCGAACTCGTCTGTAACCGCCGGTGTGGTGACGGCATCGAGTGCGCTGATCTTGGTATCGGCCATTATCTACTCCTGGAGGATGAAGCTGTCGTCCTCCATCAGGAGGGCGCCGCTGCCGTCTTCTAGCTCGTAGGCGGGGTCGTGCGCGGCTGCGCCGCCGCCACCACCGCCAGCGAACTCACTGCGTCGGACTCCGAGCCGGGGCATGAAGGGCATGATCCCAGCCAGGAGCACTTCTGTAAGGAACTCCACCCTATGGGATGAAGTGGAGGGAGCTGATCGCTGTCGCCACTTCGAGCCGGTAGAAGTTGCCCGCCACCGCGATCTCGACCGCTGCATCGTCGCCTGCCGAGGCGTCCGGAGCTGCGGGCATCAGATGGGCACTCGCGTCGAGCGAATCGACCACGCTGTACTTCAGGGTGGCGCTGGAGCCGGGAATGAACACGATCTTCGCGTACCCGCGCACGTCGACATTGATCGAGGCGATTGCGAGTGTGAGCGGAGCTACCTGGAGCAGGCGCCGGAGATGGTACCCGTCGTCCGGTCCATCGTAGAACTCGTCGTTCGGGTTGACCAGGCTCGAAGGCTGGGTCTCTGACATGGTTTTCTCCCTGAGAGGTTACTGTAGGTCTGCGCCGTAGAACATGCTCATGGAGAGCACGGGGGCGATGTCGAGCGTTCCCACGTCACACATGATGGGTGCCAGGAATACGTAAGCTGGACCGCTTGTCAGGCCGCCCCGAGCCACTTGGAGGACCAAATAGCCCCCGCTGGAGAACATGGAGCGCGAAACGCGATAATCGGTCGTCTTGAAGCCCGTAGCCGCCTCGCGGAGCGTTCTGCCGCCTCCGCCGCCCGGAACGAGCGTAATCCGGACATCCGTGCTTCCTTTGTTCCGAACGCGCAGAATCGCCATCCCGCTGTCCCGATCGCAGTCTTCCCACCCTTCTACGACCGCAGCCTCGTCCCGAGGGTCGAGATCGACGTTATTGGACGCGCAGCCGCTCAAAAGAGCCGCCAGGAAGGTTCCGCCGGCGAATATCGCCGCGTACCCGACCGCTACCCTTCTTCGCGCGGTCATCTAGCTGCCCAACGGAAAACAGGCCATGATTTGCGGATGAACGCTGTATCTGGCCGGTCCGTGCATCGTCACGTAGCCGTTGACGCGGTAAGCGCCGATTTGCTCGTCTGCGATGGCGTAGGGGGCCGGGATGCGGACCGGGACCTCAACGGGCACCGGGACGCGGATGATTTGCGGTCCCATGGGCACCAGGACCTCTACCTCGACCACTTCGGGCTCGGGACCGGCACTAGCGATGATCCCGATTCCCATTCCGATGAAGAACAGCGCGACAACGGCGATAGCCGCCATCACGACCGGGAAAACTCTCGAATCGTAGAACACAGGCACCTCCTCTTCGATGCGGTACCAGATCACCGCGTTTACAGGTCCACGCTGACGCGGGGAAGCCATTGGCCGGCGCCCACACGGTAGCCGAGCGCGAAACCGACGATTAGAACTCCAGCGAGTGCGAAAAGCATGGTCTTTCCTTTGATGAGGTCCAAGTTCGGGCGGGAGGAGTCGAACCTCCGACCGCCCGCATATCAGGCGGGCGCTCTACCACTGAGCTACGCCCGAATGAGAGCTATAGCTACTCAAAAGCCGGGCAGATGTGTAGCTCTAGCTACTTAGTTCCGTGCGGTCTTCCCGGTGGGCTTCTTCTTGATCCCTACGGGGAGACGGGGCTTGCCGTGCGACATTATGCGTCGAACTCCCTTCCCTGCATCACGCACTCGAAGTGGTCCATGTTCTCCAGGTTGTCCCGGATCACGAACTCGATGATCTGGCCTGCGGTGAAGATCGGCACGAAGCCGGCCTTGAAGAGCGACCAGCGAATCACCATCACGTCGGGGATCGTGCCCCTGTTGATCGCCAGGATCGGAACATCCGCTCCGGCGAGGTGCGCGAACTCCAGCGTGGTCTTCAGTGGGTGCAGAAACTCCGAGATCAGCGTGATCCCGTCGGGCTCCATGGCCCGCATGACGCACCCGTTCCCGAGCTGCGTCCCGAAGCCGAACCAATCCAGGTAGAGGATGTTGAGGTCGGCGCACGACCACACCACCCGGGAGAGGATGAATAGCTTCCCCTCCGGCACGACGTGCTGGAACCGCACGACGCTTGAAGAGCCGTCCACGACCATGCTGACGGTCGAATCGTCGTTATCGAGCGTCAGGTGGTGCGCGATCCACTCGTTCACGGGAATCGGCTGGGCCGACGTGAAGACGCGGTCCACCCCCATCTCGATGTGCTGGGCGAAGTTCTTGTTCAGGCTCATCGGTGCTTCCGCCGCGCCAGCCACTGCTGCCAGGGCAGACGCTGCTCCAGCATGAGAACCAGGATCAGGCCAATCATCAGTGTCACCATCAGACCTCCGAGTGCGCTACGATCCATTCAGGGCTCACGTCGCCGTACTTGCGCTGGATGAACCAGGCGATGAACAGCGTCTCGTGGCAGTCGATCGGGGGATTCAGGTCCCGTTGGCCGAGGCGAATCCACCGCTGGCCAGTGGGCACCGGGATCCCCCGTTGCCGCTTCCCTGGAGCGTGATCGATCACGCCGAGGGGCTTACCCGCAACTTCGCGGGTGAGGTCAGTGTTGAGCGTGAGAAGGTCGTCCAACCTACACGCCGTCCTTGAGGTCGAAGCCCATCATGCCGAATCCGATCATCCCCCACACGTCGGGGCCTCCGTCGTACTTCATTAGCGTCACCTATTAGTGAAATGGCGGTCCCGGGACGCGGGACGACGGGACGATGAGCGGTCTTGGCGGGACTCGAACCCGCGATCTCCTGCGTGACAGGCAGGTATGCTAACCAACTGCACCACAAGACCGAAATATTTTTTCCAGGGACGGCGGGACGGTGTCTGTGACTCCCCTCCACACCGCACCACCCCGCATGGGACCCGCTCGGGGGCCTTCCCCCTAACTCCTTGCCCTCGCTGCACTTACGCCTGTTGCGCTGATGCCACACCCTCCCCGCCTCACTGTTGCACGCACGCCACGATGCAGGGCTGCGGCATGTGGTAGGGGGGCATCGATGCAGCCACGCCACACCGTAAGTGCTGATGGGGGGTGGTCTTACGCTGGCATGATCCTTGAAGCATGCCGCTTCCCTTGAGTGTTGCATCCCCGCCTCGCTGCTACCCTGCCACACTGCTAAGTAGTGGCGGCAATAGACTTACGGTGTAGCAGGGATGCAGCGCCTCGCGTGCGCGACTGTTGCCTTGGTGCTACATAAGGCCTTCAACTGAGCAGCAACCAACGAAGAAGGAGGAGGATCAGCTTCCACCTAGCTCGGAGGCGGGAGACGAGGCGGACCGTAGCCCGGATGAGGTGGCCCACCTGTCGGACCGCCGGGATACTCGGGGCCTCGCTTCGGGCTGCCTCCGTCGTCGTACCCGTCTCGGTAGTCGGCGCGTCCCTTGCCACCTGCTGGGTCCTGCCTCTCGTTCAGTCGAGCGACGAGCGGGCCGGAGTCCTTGAGGTCGTCGACCTGGGTCGAGGGGTCGAGGATCCAGTGCAGTCGACCGATCAGCTCTCGCTTCTCAACCTGTCGCCCGGTGCTCACTCCGTCGAGCCAGTCGTCCCCTTCACTCTTCGGCTTGTGTCGCTCCTGCTCCCGCTCCATCTGATGGAGAACCGCGTACACTCGGTCGAGGGTCGTCGGCTCCGCCATCGTCGAGCACCACCGCTTCCGGTATCTGAGACATGTGACCAACCTCACGCAGCGCGTCGAGGTGGAGGGACGAGAGGTCGACGTTCACGGCGATCAGTGCCTTCGCGTCGTCCCCGTACTGCACCCGGTCGCGCTTCGAGGCGAGCCATCGCTTGTGCTCGGCCCGACTCTTGGCCTTCTGAACATGAGGGCCTGACTCGGTGCTTGCGTTGTCGAGAATGTCTCCGGCCTCCTCCACCAGGGCGTCGGCGCTCTCGCTCTTCGCCTCTTGGTACGCCTCGTGTCGGCCGTCGTCCTTCTTGAGCCAGCGCATGAGGGTCGACCGGCTCACCTTGTAGTCCTTCGCAATCTCGACGACTGACTCGCCGTCGGCCACCCGATCGAGAACGGCTTCGTCTCCGCCCTCTTCGAGGATCCGCTCCGCCAGGCGTCGAGCTATCGGTTGACCTGTCAAGCTGCCTCCTCGTGTGCGCGTGGTCCTTGCACTAACACGGGACACGCACCCGGCCGGAGTACAACACCGCCGGCCGCGTCCCTGGAGCACTCCACAAGGGGATCCAGGCCGGGGAGCTTGGGACCTCACACACTGGATGAGGTCAAGACAGCAACGGGTTTCCGCTCTCCGAGAGCGATCCCAGACACCTGAAAACGGGACGATGGGACGATACGAGGCCTAAGAGTAGTAGTTATATATACTTACTCTTTTCCCTCCTCAACCGTCGTCCCATCGTCCCAGGAAGCAGAAAGTGAGGTTACGAGACCGCGACCCTGGAACTCGTATTAGGTGGACCCGTCCCATAGTCCCACCGGAGGGGTCAGGGCTCACCGATCCCGTAACTCTATACATAGCCCCATAAGTTCGCCGGACGATCGGACGACGCGGGACGACGGGACGACGGGACGATAGAATCGGGGCACCTGGGCCACAGACGGTGCGTATGTCGTTGTGCAGACTGTACCTATGACCGCAACAGTTGCACCTCCCGCCCATGCTTCGAGGTAGGTCGACGTGAGCTATGTGCTAGAATGATTAGACTTAGCTTCGAGCGGTCGGCCAGGCAGCGGTGGCACGGGTCCTGCATAGTAAGGAAGCGCCCGGCCGAACGGCGGCCGGAACAACGGAGGACTCATGGTCAAGACACTCGGATTCGCCCACGAAGACACGGTCTACGTGTCCAGCTCCTTCGAGACGTTGAAGGACAAGGCGCTTGAGCTGGGCGCCCACAGGATCAACGGAGAGCCCGGCACCGGTCGTGACCTCCGGAAGATCATTCAGCCGATCACTGCTGACCTGCTCGTGGCGTTCCTGGCCGACTTCGTGATCGTCGACCTCGACCGCTTCTACGGCGGCACCGGCACCGGCCTCGTGGCGCCGGTCGACGAGCCCGGCACCTTCGCTCCAGACGAGGGCGACGGACCAGGCGAGGCTGAGTGGATCGGCCGCCCGAAGCTGGGCGACCTGATCCCGCCCGCCCCCCACGCCGAGCTTCTGGAGGCCGTGGAAGGGCTGATCGAGACCCTGACCACCCCGGAGGAAGAGCACGACGCGACCGTGGCAGCGCAGCGGGAAGAGGACGCCGCCAAGTTCGACCCGCCCCTCACTCCGGCCCTCAAGTGGGCGTCCGAGCACCAGGCCGCCCGGGAGTACGACGGCAACCGGACGCACGCCGAGAACGTGGCGGACGACGAGCTGACCGAGGTGGCGATCGTGGCCGCCTCAATCTCGCTCCCCGAGGAGCTGTGGATCGGCGCCACCTCCGAGAATCCTGCGATCGAGCATGAGGAGACCGGCGGGCTCGACCCGCAGGCCCTGGCCGAGTACGCCGCAGGCCGACCCCTCACCCTGGAGGAGATTATCGACTACCGCGCCGATCGGATCGAGTGGCAGGACGTACCGTATCCCGCCGGCCAGTTCACGTTCTTCTGTCCGCAGGAGAACACCGGACCGGACGCGCTCGTGATCCTCTGGCAGAAGATTCGCGCCACCCTGGCCGCCGGCCGGAACGTCAACCTGACGCCCGCCGCGAACCCTGACCTCCAGGATCGCTGCTTCTACGTGCAGACCGACGAGGTGGACGCGTGAGGACCCTCACCCTGACCGCTGCCCTGATCCTCCTCCGCCCG